GAACTAGAAGAAGATGATCAAGTCACTCAAGTCCCTGATGTGATTAAACTCCCTAACATGATAAGAAAATAGTTATTATGGAAGATTTATTTGAAAAAATACTTGCTCCTTACATGGGGTCAATGCCTGAGTTTATTATTTCTATCTTGGGTTTATTGGGGACGCTTTCTTATATTGTACCTGAAGATAGTAAACTGGGCAGGTTGTTAGGTAAGTTGACGGGGAACCTAACTAAACTTAAAAACTTTATACTGAAAAAGAAGAAATGAAGCGCACACTCATAACTTTACTCTCAATTATTTCTGTAGCTGAATCCGCTGTTATTACTTCTGTAGAAGGGAATGTATTCCTAGTAAACCCTACAGAAAACCCTAATATCAACCCTGTAATCAATATCCAAAGACCTATCCAGATCAGCAATGAGGAAGTCGTAGATATAGCTGAAAGTGAAGATAAGAAATTAGATATGGTTATCACTTGGGATGCAGATGAAGAAGAAATTTATGACTTTTATGATGCCCCAAACTGGGACTTTTCCCAATCAGATTCTCTGGAATTAGATAGGGATTCTGCTATCACTAACATATTGACTATAACCGATGCCTTAATACTTGAAGATAGCCCCTCTTATTCAAATATCGAAATAGGTGATGGGTTTTCAGTAACGTTAAAATCCACCTCTTTGACCTTCCAAAATAATAATGGTTTTACAGGGGTTAATGATAATGACGATGTTGTTTCTACTTTGAACATCTTTGAAGGCTCTGACATGGACGCTATGTTTTCCGCAATTGGGCTAGAAATAAATGTAGATTCAACTAGCAGCTTAACACTACGAGGGGCTGGGGACTCAATCAATAGTCAAACCGAAAGATCTATCGTTAACTTATCTCCAAATGCCAAACTGACTTTAAGTTCATTAGATCAATTTGCGGTACAAGGGAGCGATATCTACCTAAATGGAGTATCTTTCTCCCAAAACCCATCCATCTTGAAGTTTAATGGAACTACGGGGACTGCAATTCCAGAAATTAATTTCGTTCTTTTTAGCGCAATCCCTATTATATTGCTTTTGGGTAATAAAAAACGGCACCCGTAATGGATGCCGTTTTTATTCAATCGAAAAGTTCTCTTTCTAGTTTTCTATATCGGGCATCAGAGTGCCAAATTTCATCAGTCGGAGGAGTGTATATCCCCTCCTGAGTCTGAACTGGAGTCCCCGCCTTGAGCTTTAATGAAGACGGTTGATATATGTTCAAAGTCGTCGTTTTCGGACTTGAGCCGCTTTCGCAAGAGGTCAGCCCTATCAGAGGAGTTACTATCGCCATCAGCCCGTAGTTCTTCAATTTCATTAATGAGTTCATTTTTTATCCTTCTATGGTTGTTTTTTATCTCAAAAAACGCCAACCTGTTCCTCAACTCAAGGTAAAGTCTAAGGCTTTGAGTTAGTGCTTTTATTATAGAGATCATTTCTTTTTCTTATTTACAACGAAAACTTCTTTTTCTGAATCGCTTTCTATGATTTTAACGGAACCCATTACGTGTTTAGCACAGGTAATAGCATCATCTTCTGAAATGTACGAGTGGTGGTAATGACCTTTTTTGTCATAAACCCTGTATCTTACCAATTCTTGGTTCATCTTATTGTTTAAATTCTAGTGTTACTTTGGCTACAAATGATTTGTCATCTGAAATCAACCCATGTACTAGAGCTTTGCTACCTGTAAAATGTACAGATTTAGTGTCCAATAGATATATTTCCCCATTAATATCTAGAGCTTGTACTGATGGGGTGCTTGACGTAAATTTGAAATCTTCGCATTTTGCTATCTTTTCTTGTAACCTGCTACTCAAAGAGCTTGTTCCTATGACTTTGAAACTTGTTTGCATTATTTATTATGATAATCATAACAATCGCCTATTTGTCAACGATTTTTTGGAGTAATCCTTATTTATTTTTATTATAGTGTGAGAATAAGTGTAAATTAAAGCATGGCATCTGAAGGAAGGAATAAGGCAGCAAAAAGTTTATTGGATCTACAACCGACAGCGGTTCTAGAGCTTTTCTTGTTATACCCTGATTTTAAAAACGAACCTAGTAAGTTTTATACTTTCCATCCGGGTTCTGTATTCAAGAATCCTGTAGTCTGGAATGGGTTGCAATACATGCCTTTATCCGTAGATACAGAAGGTTTTGGCATATTTGGGGATGGTACTTTACCTAGGCCTAAGATGAGAATAGCCAATACAGATAAGATAATTACTGTATTTTTGCAGCAGTACTCAGACCTCAAAAATGCCGTAATATACAGAAAGAAAGTCTTTGTAAAACACTTAGATGATGCCAATTTTGATGGCGGTAACCCTTTTGGTGTTGCAGATGGCAATGCAGAGATAACAGAGGAAAAGTATTTAATCGGTCAAAAAGTACTAGAAAACTTCAATTATGTGGAGTTTGAGTTAAATTTACCAACAGATCTAGACAATTTTGATGTAAACCAAAGGACTGTAAACGCCAAGTATTGCTATTGGCAGTATAGGGGGTTAGGCTGCGGATACCAAGGTAAGCCTATAGAAACAGCAACTGCGGAACCCTTCAAAGACCCAAATGGCAATATTGTTCCTGTTGATCTACAAGACGATTTCAACACTTCTCGTTTTGAATACAACGCAAACAATCAGTATTTTGTGGCACGTAATGGTGATGATAATAAGCTTACAGCCTGTTATATTGAAAACAAAAAATTAACAATAGATAGGGACAAGAACGGACTGCCAATCTACTTTAGGACTTGGTATGTGTGTGTTCAAGCTCATAGCTCAACAAACCCACAGTTCCCAGAGGGGAATCCTAGTTATTGGCAACAGGATAATTGCAGTAAAAGCATACAGTCTTGTAAAAGAAGGTTTAGTGAGACAAAAACTTACCAAAAGTTTATCGGTGCGGCATCACAAAATTTGAAATATGTTTCATTTAAAGAGAGGTCAGAGTCAAGTCCTGTCGGTATTCAGTTTGCTAGTGCAGCTAGTTTATTTACTAGTGCTAATTCAGTTTTAACCTTCCAAAACTCAAACGCAAAAGCTTTCAGCATAACCTTTTGGTTAAGAAATACAAAATCGCAGGACTCAATAAAGACCATATTCTCTTCTAGTCACGATGGCCAAATCAATAGGGTCCAGAACACAACAAAAAAGACTTCACCTTTATACTACTACCAAAAGGGTGTAAAGAACGTTTTGAGTGAATCTTTTGGAGAAGAAACTCGAAAAGAAAACGTCTTTGGTTTTGCTTCCATTGTTTGGAACAAAGAGCAGTTGATTCACTCTTGGAATGACACTGTAAAACAAAAAGCCCAAGGTGTTGTAAGCACATCTGACAATACGCCAGATTTCTTTTCTTTGTTCGAGCTTCAACAAATTGGAACAGCGCCTCGCCACAATGTGTCCTTTATGGGTGATATCGCTCAAGTTTGTGTTTGGGATCGGGCTTTAACAACTGATGAGCTGACAAAACTAAGAAAGACAAATGTGTCTAGGGATGCTCCATTTAAGGATGTGTTTATGCCTCTGGAGTATTCTCAGTGTACTGGGGAATTAGCTACACTAACTGGGGAAGCTGGTGCAGGTGGTTTAGTAGCTTGGTATGATATGAATACAGGAGCTTTAGGTTCAGAAACCGGACTTTTAGACAGCTCTTCTCACAACCTGCATCTTACTGGTTATGGAGATTTGAGATCTGATAATTTCGAGACAGTTAGCTATATTAATGAAACTACAGATTTTGTAGAAAGCACACAGGAGTACTTCTTTTTGCCTTTCGGAGGGTTTCCGGGGACAGATGGGTATGACTACAACCCAAGACCTTCCCAACAATGAATGAAGAACAAGCTTTAAAAACCATAAAGAAAATATGCGAATCTAACGAATATATAGAGATTTGTGGTTTTTTGGGTTACGATAGGTCTTCAGACAAGTATGTCGTTAGTCAACAAGACAACATATCAGAAGATCCTTCTAAATACTTTATGATAGATCCTATCGACTATCTATTGTTCAAAGATAAGTGTGAAATGGTGGCTATTTACCACAGCCATATAGAGGGGAGTGAGCAACCTTCTAAGTTTGACATTAAAATGGCAGAGAGTTGCTGTGACCCTTTCTTGATCTATAGCTTGGAAACTAAAAAAATTCATATTTATAAGCCTAAAAACATGGATTTAGATGTAAGTATACTTAACAGGGTAAAGGATTGCAATGACCAAAATTAAACTACATGGCATACTGGCTAAAGAGTATGGGGAAATATTCAATATGGAGATCTCCAAGCCGAGAGATGTCATAAAAGCTATAGATTGCAATCGTTCTGGGTTCAGGAGAAGAGTGGTGGATCTGCAGAAGGAGGGTTTTGTTTACGATATTTTAGTAGACCGAAAAAGGATGAACAAGGAGTCATTCTTGAATAGCAAGAACCCTAAGCAGATAGATTTGGTGCCTGTAATAGTCGGCGCTGGGCTACCATTCCTAGTAGAAGCTATACTTATGGCGGTGGCTCAAGTGGTTATAAGTTACGCTCTAATGGACCCCGGAACATTGGATGGTGGGGAGGCGACAGTGGGAAGCACCAAAGGCTCCTTACTTTTTCAAGGAGGGAATGCAAACATAGCGAGTCAAGGTAGCCCAATACCTATAGGTTACGGCAGGTTGAAGGTAGGCTCTCAGATAGTGCAAAGTTCTGTTAAATCCTTCCCACAATCCATAGAGTCGTCCAAGGTTATGACATCCAATCAATTAACTATTATTGATTCACCTGAGGCTGAGGTAAAATCTAATAAGGTAGACACTGCATAATGAAACATCTAGAAAAAAAAATAAATCTAAGAGGTGGTTTGTTCGGTAGTAAACCCAAAGTTAAACCAGCCACTTTGAGACCACCTGCTATTGGGGATTTCCAATTTGCTTCTTCTTTCAGCTATGTGGAGAACTTAGACCTTATATCAGACGGGCCTATTGAGGGTTTGGTAAATAAAAAAGGCTCCCTGCTTGACCCCCAGAACTTATCACAGGGTGTCTACTTAAACGGAACACCAGTTCAGGTTTCCAATAATTCTAAGGTTCTGGACGCAGACATTGATTCTGATTTCAAAAAAATATCAAGTGGTGGATCTGAAATATTTGATACAACTGCAGCGCTAGCTAGCAAATCTTTCTTTAACACCATAGAGAATGAAAGAGGGGGGAAGGGTGTATTTATTCATCACGCATCCGATTACAGTAACAAAAAACCTGTACAAAGGTTGTATAATGTTGTCCAAGGTTTGAGTACTTTCAGGTATTTGTCCACATCTCAATTCACTTCTGCAATAACAGGTAAAGGTGCATTGGTGACAAATGGCTATACACAAATACACGTATCTTCTGATGCTAACAATGATATAGCATTGGTTTTCGCCTCTAGACCTATCAGGTCTGAGAAAGAAGGTGAGGTTGTTAATCATAGGGCTTTCCAGTTTGGCGAAACTAGTTTTTCAAGTGTGGGTGAAGTTCAAAATGCAAGAAGCCAAGCCTTAAAAACCTTTGCAGATACAAATAGTAGAAAGCTGTTGTCAGATTTGTTGGATATCTGGGACGATGTAACAAACTATCCAGAGGGTCACCCGATGAGAGTATCCATAGATAGGGCTATGAGGATCAACTTTGGCCAGAATTGGCAGTCGCAAGTTTCAGAATCTAATAGGGAACTTTATTTCCTTAAAAAGATTTTTGGCAAATTAAGAAGTTACGACAAAGGTGGGGCTATAGTTCTCTTTTCAGACGACTTCTCAATTCAAAACAGCAGGACAATCACCCAATCTAGCGTTTCAATTCAACCTGTAAGTTCTACCACTTCAGAGAGTCCACTAGCTACAAGAAATAGGGTAGTTAACTTGCTTATCCCTGTTTTAGATTCTGGCGGTGTAACGAATGGAAGTGTTATAGGTATTTATGTTGTATTGACAGACGACACTGAATCTGACGATTTACCAAAATCTTACAAGAATAAAGCTATTCAAGTCGGTGAGTCTGCGATGGATTTCTTTAAAAACTTAAACGGTTTTAAACTTTTCGAAAACCCAACTGACATTCTTGACCAGAACTCTACTGTAAAGTACAACTACTCTAACGTTTTAGTCGAAGAAAGGCTTGGTGAATCATCACAATTACCATTTCGTTATTTTAACGAAGTTTTTATTGATAAAAATATAAACGAAAGGCTTTATGGCCCTTACCGACTCAATGGGGAGGTGCAAAGGTTAAGGGTTCAGTCTGGAGATAAGCCAGAGGATTTAAAAAAAGATGATGCAGATTTTATGTTTTATACTTCTGATACTGACGGTGATCTACTGCCAGACTCAGAAGGTAGCAATGACAACCTAAGGGATGGAAAAGGCACTGCAAATAGAAGTTTTACAGATTGGAATTCAACTAATTCAGCCAATAACTTAGACGAAGAAGCAGTTTCTGTTACTCATGTGATCTACAACCCTAATGTAGAAGAGGTTTTTATAACATTGCAGGTTGATGCTCTATTTGACACTAACGAAAGAGATAGAAACCCTGAGAGTGATAAAGCTATAAAAGCTGGAGATAAAATACCAGCAGTTGTAAATTTTGAGATTGAGGTAGGGATAATAAAAACAGATGGCACAGAAGTCCCTAAAGAGACTAGAAGGTACAGAATGGCTGCTGTCATAGAAGGAACCACCTTAATAGACATTGGGAACGCTCACTCAACAGGCCAATATTCAGACTTTGAGTATTTGCAATTAGTTGACGGGGGTAGTGTAGAGAACCCAGTCTCAGAACCATTTAAACTTCCACCTGTAAAGCAGGTTAACACGACAGACAGTATAGAAAGCGTGTCTGAGAAAAGATACGTAAGAGTAACCAAGTTATCTACTGAAACATTTTCCATATTAATAAGCAAAGATGTTTCCCTTTATAAGGTAACGGAAATATTAAAATGTAATTTGCGCTACCCTTACTCTGCTATAATAGGCACTAAGTTGGACTCAAGGCAGTTTTCTAGCATACCGGAAAGAAGGTTTGATGCTAGGTTGAAAAGAGTATTGATCCCCAGCAATTACCACCCGACAAGAGACGACTCTTTAAAAACAGATAAGAGGTATCACGATAAAAAGACTGAATTAGACAGTTTGAGTCAAAATGATAAGTTGGTTTATGATGGTGATTGGAATGGAACTTTTGTAGAGGGGTGGACCGACAACCCAGCTTGGATAGTCTTTGACCTTTTAACAAACCCTAGGTATGGGTTTGGTCAGCATATTTCAGAGGACGAAGTGAACAAGTGGGAATTGTATAAGATAGGTAGGTTTTGCGATGCTGTGGATGACAATGGAAATTTTGTTGGTGTACCAGACGGTAGGGGTGGCTTAGAACCTAGGTTTTCTTGCAATATATTATTTAATAATAATGAGAAAATTTATGATGCGGTGCAAACAATATCCAGTTTGTTCAGAGGTAAAACTTTTTTTAGAAGCGCAGAAGTTTCTTTTGCTGACGAAAGGGTTAAAGAGCCTATAGCGTTATTCAACAATATAAATGTAAAAGACGGATTGTTTAACTACGCAAACTTAAGAAGGGATCAGCAGTTTAACACTGTCGAGGTTGGCTATTTGGATAGGTTTGAGGATTTTGTCCCAAAGATTGAGGTAGTAGAAGATGCTGAAGATATACGTAACAGAGGTGTTTTTAAAAATAGAATAGACGCCTTGGGTGTCACCTCTAAAGCTATGGCTAGGAGAATAGGTCAGCATCTTGTCTACAGGACCGTGAAGGAGAATCAAAAAGTTGCATTCAATACAGGGTTAGAAGCTTTGCTTTGCCAACCCGGAGATTTAATCATAGTGGAGGATGAATTAAAAAGTAATAAAACTAACTTTGGAAAAGTACTCAGTGTGGACTCAAGCAGTGAATACTTAAGGTTGAGTAGCCCGATTGATAGTTCTATACAGACAGGTTTATTGACTGTTTATATCCCGACAGGTGATAGTACAACTCAAGAACTTTCAAATTTGGCAAGCAATGACGGGGAGAGGATAAAGGATGTTTTTTCTATAACAGGGGACGGTGCTATACCCGGACTAAGTGATTACACTGGTTTTTACAACTTTTCTGGCTATTTAAGTGCTTACTCACAAAGTGTTTGTGATAGTGCAGACGACGATGAGTATATATTTGTAGATTACCCTGTGTACACAGGTACTGAAAATAAAAAGATCTATTATCATGTCGATGACTTAGACGGTCCAGACCCCCTAGGGAAGTGGATATTCGCATCAGGGTCCCTGTTAGCCCATGAGACAGATTTAACCACTACGGCTTCAAAAAATGAATATGATTTTTACAGTAGGATAGTGAATGGCTCCACGGATGTAGAACGAAACTACTCTTTGTTCACATTAAATAACAATTCACATTCAAAACTATATTTTTATAACCCTTCTTTGAGTGTTGGGAATATAAGTGGGAAAGATATATTCTCTGGCGTGGATAATTCGACTAATGGGGTATCTGTGTCAGACATTACCATAGGTTCCAATCCTCAGATCGTGACACTTCAAGTTACAGGATTGGTCGGGAATGTAGCTAATGAGATAGGGTCTTATGTCAGTGGGGTGGATCTACCTGACTATCTACAGCATATAAAATTAGGAAGTCCCTATCGTTTTGAAATAAAAGAAGCTTCTGACTTTCTGTACAAAATAGATTCTATAAAAGAAGATAGCCCCAATGACTACCTAGTGTCAGCTTCAAAATTTGATACAGGGAAGTACGAATTGATAGAAAACAATATTTCTTTCGAGCCAAAGGAGAACACTTACGCTTACCAAGTGCAAACCCAAGTTGGTGATGTTACATATGACACTCTGTCTTCTCCTCAAAATTTATCCTTGACAACAGGCTTAGGGACGAACGCTAATACTTTCTTTATTAGCGGTGATTGGGACCAAGTGACAAACAATAATGGGTACAATGCTATATTAAATTATGCAAACGGCTCAGTATCAGAATCTTCTATAACACAGAACACAAACTCAGTTAAATTCGATAACATAGGAGTTATCGGGAAGTTTACTTTAAATGTTAAAACTATAGGAGATAATACAAACAACACAAGCAAGTTCTTTGATTCTGACTATAGCACCATAACATCATTCTTTCTTTACGATAACCTTTCAGTTTTAGACCGACCAGTTGTAACTAATATTACATTCTCATAACATGGATAACTTTTATACATATACGCCTTCTTCTTCAGAATTAAACACCGGGATATTTGAGTTTGACTCTGTATATAGTGGGAACACTACAGATGTTACTCAAACTTCTAGTGGAAGCGGTGTCCATAATTATAGAGACTTGACATTAAACCTTCGGATTCAAGACAGGGATGGTCAAGAGGTAACGGACGCCAGAGACTTTCTGAAAAGTGCGTTTCTTACAGAAGCGAATATAAGTATACTAGAGCCAGACGGCACAGTAGCCTATGCTGATTACCAATCTGGTTACAAGCAGTCCAGTTTTACTTTTACTGAGCAGAATAACATAGATATCTTTGGTTTTTATGCTCCACATTTTGGTATAAAAACTGAGATCAAAGACCGGGATGACAATGCTACTACTAGTGAGTTTTATTTTTATGGTAATAGGCCGAAAGTTTCATCTGTCACTGTCACAGACACAGCCACTGGACACAAGTTCACCTCTTCTAATGGGTCTGCCTCTACCCAAGTGCTGTCTGGAACTTCTGGGCAATTAAAAATTGATTTTGATTTCTTAAACAGTCCAGAATACACCAATTTTGATCATGTTGATATATATTGGGCGTCAGGGTCTACATATTTTAACAGCAACCCTTTATCTGCGGATCATTTAGCTGCGACAAAAACCTTGTTCCAAAACAAAAATCAAAGTGTGTTTTTGTATGAGGAGAATATACCTCAGTTCACAGGTAGTGATCTATACCTAACAATAAAACCATACAGTACAATTGGTCTGGGTGATCAGTGGACAGTTGGCCCTTTCAAATTTGAGTATGCAGAGAAGCCCAATACAAATTATTTAACTGAGATATCTAGCGGTGACGTTACAGGAGCCTTGGGTTTTACACCTCTTTCTTCTTCAGAAGCTGGAAGTTCTGAAAATTTTTACCTTAATGGAGCTAGCTTTAATACCGGCGATGGGGTTTTAACGTTAAATGTCGATGGGGCGACAGATCAGACGGCGAATTTTGATGGTAGGTACGGGTCTCAGACTGATCTTACCACCTTAACAAATAGTGTTAGCGGTTTAAATACTAGCGTAATAAATAATTATAATTATATCACAGGAGTAAGTGGAGATCTTTATACTCTGGATTTGCAGAGTGTATGCGATAATGGTTCCACAACTTCAACTTCTATGGAGGTGAGTGCTGAATTTAGCGTGGGTGATACTTTTTCTGTAGTTGGAAAATCAACATTAAATGATTTAGATGTAGGGGCTAACAAAAAAATAACCTTATTAGACTCTAGTAGTTCTAGCGACCCTGTGGAGATTTTCACTGATCAAACCACTAGACATTTAAATTTCAATGCCCCAGCTGTAGAGTTTAGTCCTGCCTCTTATGCAGCTTACAAAAACTCAGCTAACTCTTTTGCTTCCGCAGCTTTCATGGGGACAAAAAACGTGGTCAGTGGTGACTACGATGCTATAGTTGTAGGTACAGAGAACTCAATTTCAGGGGGTGATTTTAATTTTATTGGTGGGGGTTCTGGCGTTGATATCCAATACTCAGATTACTCTTCTAGTGTAGGTGGATACAATAACGATATAACAGGGTCTAATTATGCGGTTATAGGAGGAGGCTTCAGTAATAAAATAGAGACCGCAGCAGGAAGTTTTATAGGGGGTGGATTTGACAACGATATATATGCCGCCTATTCTGTTATTGGCGGGGGAACATTAAACCTGATAACAGGATATGGTTATTCTTTTATTGGAGGAGGAGAAAACAACAAAGTGTATTCCTCTTTTGGAGGCATTTTAGGAGGGGAAGGCAATATAGTAAGTGGTAATCGCTCAGTTATTTTAGGGAGTACTGATTCTATCACTAGTGGAGATGACTCTTCTGTTATGGGTCGGAGGGGCAAGATACCTTTATCTCACAGTGGGGCTTCTGTATTTGCAGATGGGCAAAACAGAGACCACGTATCAAAAGGCGCTCATACAGCATCTTTAGATTTCAGTGGTGGGGTGTATATCCCTACAGGAGACTTAATTGTTTCCGAGGATATAACAATGGCGGGTAATATTGTTTTAACAGGGATCACTAGCGCTGAAGTCATTAACGCTTTAGGTTATACGCCACTATCAACTGAGACTGATGATCAGACTCTTAATGAAGTTCTATCCCAAGGTAATACCTCTGCGAGCGGAATAACAGTAGGCGCTTCAACTATTAGTGGGTCTCTTGAGGTCTCCAACAATGACACAGGTATATCAGATATTTTTCATGTAGACGGCTTGAATGGCCGTTTATTCGGGGTGACTGATGAAGTCACCGGAACCGTCTTCTCAGTCAACGATGCCGCTGGTCTCCCTATCGTAGAAGTTGAATCCACTTCTACATATGACAAGATCACGATGGGTGAGTATGGAACAAATGCTTTGGTGGTTAGCGGGGACAGTGTTGGTATAGGAACAGATAGTCCATCTGTCGAGTTGGATGTTGTCGGAAACGCAAAAATAAAAGCGTCTTCTGGTGATGGTGTTTTAACTGTGGAGAACGCAGCGGGTTCTCAAAGTCTTCGTATAGATCAAAATAGCATCAGGACTACCACAAACAATAATTTAACATTTTTAACTAATGGCAACTCTAATAGTTTAGTTCTTAGTCAATCCACAGATAAAGTCGGGATAGGGACAGCGAGTCCAATAGCTAAATTAGATATTAATGGAATTGAAGGTCTGCCAGCAACAACCGGAACGTCACAAAATGCTCTTTTGAGGTTAACGCCCAATGCGCCGACTAATGGAGAATCATTAGATTTCGGTATGAGAGTCAATGGTTCAGACAGTATTGGTTGGATTCAAGCTACTAATTTCGGAAATTTAGGTACAAATTATGACATAGCGATTAATCCAAATGGCGGCAACGTGGGTATAGGAACAACTAGTCCAGACAAAAAACTTGAAGTTAGTGGTGACATAAAAATAAGCGGTGGTGATTATAATGGTTTGTTTTTTGAAAATGCTTCTGGCACTACAAAAACTTTATTATACCAACATGCCACTTATGATGCACTTGTAATAAAGGATATAGTAAATAATGCAGATAGAGTTACTTTTAAAAACAATGGTAACGTTGGTATAGGAACAACGAGTCCTAGCACTAAGTTAGAAGTGGTTGCGACTGCAACTACAAGTGTAGATATAGCTCATTTTTCAAACTCAAATGGCGTTGTCAAAATTAATCATTCTTTAGATGGGGTAGGTTCAGGAAAGATATCTATCTTAGACGCTTCTAATAACGAGGATATTAGGTTAAGCGCCCAAGGAGACAGTTGGTTTAACGCTGGTAACGTTGGTATAGGAACGTCCACACCTGATGTCAAACTTGAAGTAATTGACGCTTCGCCTACTAATGGTGTTGTTGCTGACTTTGTAAACTCCACCAATGCAGGGGGAACTACTGCTGCTATAAAGTTATCAAATGCAGATTCTGAAAATTGCGATGTTATACTTGGCGCAAATAGAGTTGGCGCAAACTTTGGTTCAGACTTTTTTATATCGTTATCAGATAGTGTTGATGGGACAAATCAAGAACGATTTAGAATAACCGAAGCTGGTAACGTTGGTATAGGAACAACGAGTCCAGTTGCCAGATTAGATGTTTCAACTACTGGAGCGGATGGTATTAATTTATCTCAAGATACTGCGGCCTCAACTATTTCAAGTCGTTTGTTCTTTAGTAATGCAACTGCTGGTCAAGGTGTTTCAATATACAATTCTGGCTCAAATATGAGGTTCCAGACTGGTTCTACTATCGGTAGTGCTACAGGAACCACAAGAATGGTTATAAATTCTAACGGTAACGTTGGTATAGGAACAACAAGTCCTGCAAGCAAGCTGCAAATTGATCAATACACAGTAGGATCTAATGGCAATCAAAGCATTTTTGGCACAGCTAGCATATTCACTAATAGCGGCAGTGATGGATTATATCTAGGAGTTAAGGATGCTAGTTATCCAAATAGAGGTTATTCTTTTAAAGTAACTGAATCAGGGGTTAATTCTGATTTTTCAATCAAAGAGCATGGTTCTAGTGGGGATAGGTTGACTATAAAAAGCGGCGGCAACGTTGGTATAGGAACAACAACGCCTAATGATTTTGGTTTCTTAGAAACTGCGGTTGAAATTTCAGCAGGATCTTCGTCTTCAACAACTCTTCAACAAGCTGGGTTAGTTTTGTCTGGAAGTTCAGACGCTGACGATACTGATGACTTCGCTTATTTATCTTTCACAAACCATCAATCTACTATTTCTAATGGTAGAGTAGCAGAGATAAGAGCTTATAAAAACGGTTCAGATGTTGATACTGGAGAATTAGCTTTCTTTACTGTGCTTTCTGAAAGAATGCGGATTGATAAAGATGGCAACGTTGGTATAGGGACAACTAGTCCAAATGCTAAACTGAAAATTGAAAGTGATGCCACCTCGACAGACTCTAACACTTTAAGAATTCTACACACAAGAAGTGATGCGGATGTTGCTACACACGCTGCATTCATCGACATGGATTTAAGTGGTGCTGATAACACCACAACTGATAGAACAAATGCTGGTTTAAAAGTAGATCTAGATTCATCTGCTAATGGGGATGCGGCTAACGAGCATAGAATATATGGCGTTGAAACTGATGTTAGATTTAATGGTTTTTCAGATATTGCTCGTGGCGGGTATTTTTACACTGAATCAAACTATACAGGAGGAAAAACAGCACAATTAGTTGGAGTATATGGGAATGCTACCCATGATGCAAACTCTACCTCTGGAGGGGTATCAAATATGTATGGCGTTTATGGTACAAGCTCCATACAAGATTTAGGAGATGTAGATAATGCTTTTGGTGGTTATTTTTCAGTAACCGTATCTACAAGTAGAGGCGATGCTAATGTTGGTGTTACAAAAGGAGTTGAGGGAGAGATTTCAATAGATAAATCTACTACCATAGATTATGGCACAATGATTGGCATGTCGTCAATTATAGATAATAATGAAGGCTCCACACCTAACTTCGGAACTCAATATTTATTCAAAGGGGATTACCAAGGAACCAAAGGCTCAAATGCATTTGGTATACATGTAGAAGGGGACAAAAATTATTTTGAAGGAAATGTTGGTATAGGAACAACTGATCCGTCTAGGAAATTACAAATAACCCAAACATCCACAACAGAAGGTGGGCTTTATGTATATAGTAACGCCATACACGCTGGAACTACTACAAACTCTTTAGTTTCGATTAGGCAGGATCATGCTTCTTCTACAGGTACAGTGTTAGATGTAAGAGGTGACGGGACTGGTGATAAATTAATTGTTTGGGATCTTGGTAGTGTTTCTTTGATAGTTAAAGATGGAGGCAATGTTGGTATAGGAACAGATAGTCCAGCAGCTAAACTTCATGTAGGGCCAGACAATTTAGTCGGTAATTACACTTCGACAAGAACAACTCTTGCTGTTTCTGACACAGCTAACGGAGCGGAATTAATCCTTAGAGGTCAATCACCTAGAATATGGTTTGATGCAACTTCTGGAGGCATGGGCGAGATGTATCTTGATACAGCGCAGTTTAATATTCTTTCAGGCACACCAACGTCAGCGGGTGATTCAAGGTTTTATATCAAGGCAGACGGTGACGTTGGTATAGGAACTAATACTCCGTCTTACAAGTTAGATGTAAATGGATCACTTAATAGTACAAGTTTGTATGTAAATGATATTAGTCAACACGCATCCACAAGATATACACCACCAAGTAATAACGTTAGTTTTACCAGAACAGCAGCTTCTAACGGTAGTGACCAATGGTTCAAGATATACAGCGGTGGTGGTAGTACGACTTTAATTCGTTTAAGTATTACTTCTGGAGGAGACAATACACAGTCTAGAGATGAATTCTTGATCTCGGTAGCTGGTTATGGCTTCGATCACCATATACAGAGATTACCAGCCGGTAGATACAACGGATCTAAACTATTGGCCATAGCCACTACAAATCCAAGCACAGGAGGTATAGTAGAGATTTGGGTTAAGCTCGATGGGATGGTATCAGGAAGCGCTTCTACTAGCATTTTTGCAAATGCAGGACTAGAAAGTAGTTCTAATATTTTATCTTCTGCTACAGGCACAGCACCGACTATAACAAGTAATGGTACTCAATTAGATATTAGCGCCACTAATAGAAACGATACTACCATAATGGCTTCAAGAGGTGCTACCTTTGGAGGCAACGTTGGTATAGGGACAACTGGTCCTGTATCAAAACTCCAAGTCTCAACTACTAACGCAGCCAACATTCTAACCCTGCATAGAGATGGGTCGAATAATGGAACGAATACAACTTTAAATAGGATACAGTTTGCACAGGATTATAATAGCACTCAGCAGAATTGGGGGAAGATAGATTTAGATTCCAATTCATCTCCATACCGCACTGACTTAAAGTTCTACGTCAAGTCCACGTCTGGATTAGAGATGCTTGGGATGACAGTCCACGGGACAGCAAGTGATGGCCCAAGAGTGGGTATAGGAGTAACGAATCCATCATCAAAGCTTCA